GAGAATGAAGGAAAAAAGGGGGAAATCCCAAGTTCATCCATATGACATCTATCATTTTTATCTACTGGCAGATGATGTTCAGTGCCATCAATTAGAACTGCAACTTTACATTCTTTTTTTTCATGATTGTAAAGCAAACAATTTTTACATATTGGTTCTATTTTTTTCATAGGTATCATAAGAAATTATAAGTGACAATTGGTTATAAAAAACAGACTTGGCTGTTGATAAAAATTTATAAATGATTTATGATTACTAAAACAACGAGGATTTCATTATGAAAATTATTGGTTTTGCATCGCAATTAGCTATGGGAAAAGATACTGCAGCCGATTATTTGGCTATCGAACTTAACCGTGTTCAAACTACAGGAACATGGGAAAGAGGAGCATTTGCAAACGCTGTAAAAGACACATTTTGCAGGGCGTTCAATGTCGATAGAGATTTTCTAGAAAAATGGAAAAGAATTGATGATGCACCTCCCGGAATGAAAATGAATATCCGCAAGGCGTTACAATTCGTTGGTGATGGATTTCGTCAAATTGTAAGCGATATATGGATTGATATAGCCTTAAGAGATAATGGCAAGCAACTTATTGTTTCTGATTGTCGATATATCAATGAGGCAAAAAACATTCGTGGTCGAGAAGGTATCAATGTTATCATGTATCGTCCTAATTATTTCAATAATGATACCAATCCTTCAGAATCTCAAATAAAACCAATCATTGAATGGTGTTTAAAAACTCAAAAAGAAGGCGAAATCATGCATAATGATCCAAATGCACCAGAGGGAAGCGAACTTTATGATTATTTTCTTATAAATGACAAAGAAATAGTCGATCTTCATTACAAAATTAGAGACCAATTAATTCCTTTTATTGAGAGGGCGTACAATGTCAGTAACTAATTATACATTACATCCAAATATTATTGTTCCAAAGGGTTGGGGACATGAACAATGGATATGTAATAACGAAAAATATTGTGGTAAGATTCTTTTTTTTAATCCAAAAAAGAAATGTTCTATCCATTATCATGCTATAAAGGATGAGGTTTTATTTATTTTAGAAAATGATATAGAGATGTTATATGGATGGGGTGGAGAAGAATTAAAATCAATTATTTTAAAAGCAGGAATGTCTTTTCATATTCCTACTGGATTAAGACATCAAATGATAGCTGGAGAAAATGGAGCTAAAATTATAGAATTTTCTACGCATCATGAGGATAGTGATTCGATTAGATTGGAAAAAGGAGATTAGATTTTAAGACTTTGTTATCTCATCAACTCTTCTTTTAAGTTTTCCTATACCAACTTCCGTCATAACTACAAACTGCCAACCTCTTGCTTGGCAGTGATGTTGACATGCAGCCCACTTAGCGTGATTTTTTGGCAATTGCGTTTGATTGGCTGGCTTTATTTCCCATATTTCTACATGTCCATCCATAAAGTAAATACTAAGATCCGGATTGTATTCGTGCTTTTCTCCTTCAAAAATATAATCAACTTTGAATGGTTCAACATCGTATTTTATAACTTCTGGCAAATATTCTAATTGTTCATATACTTCTACTTCGTAGCCACTTCGATAATGCATTTCTTTTCTATTTTTTCCTGACATGAAATAACCTTCACGAAATTTTGGCTTTTGCTGCTTTAATTTTCCACTTTTTTTATCAATATCTTTCCAGATTGTTGCTCGCATTTGTCCTATCTTTGGAATATCTTTTTCATGCGGATGCTTTGATTTAAAATGTAGCCTTAGATCTCTGACTGGACAACCACATCTTTGTAGTGGGCATACAACATAATCACGACCAAGTTCGTGAGTATCCTTTATGTGTTTGCTATACTCGTCATATTCGTAATAGGCTCTGCCACATACGAAACATTGATATTTGCGAACATGATTATTTTTTTGAAATGGCAATGTCATTTAATTTTTTTGTGCAGAATTTTTTCTGCTTCATCTCTGTCTAAAATTTTAATTTTTTTCATTTCTTTCATATTGAACATTGATTCTGATTTTTCGTCATTGATACTTTTAACGATATTTATTGCAAGGACTCTAATTTCGTCTCGAACTCTTTTATCTTCTTTTTTGTCATTCATTGTGGCAAATGTCAATCTGCCATCTTCGTTTGCTCCATAGATATTGTCACCTTTTTGAAAAAAGAAAATTAATTCATTTTCATCAAAAAAATTTTGAATCTTATCTTCCTTAAGAAGATATGTATCCCAAGTTGCCATGGTGTTTTTAAAATTTTCTATATCGTTCATCATATATTTATATATCCACGCCATCCTAAAACAAAATTATTATGGAACAGTACAATAGTTTATTTTAATTAATTGTTTTTCATAAGTTAGCGGGTAATATTATATATAGAAATATGAGCTTCGCAGGATTCAAAAAATATATTGAAGAAATGGACCCTTCTCCTGAGAAAAAATCAGAAGATGAAGGCAGTGAATCTACGCCAGTTGGAAATGATTATATTGATACACTCGAAGATGAGTTTGGAATTAAATGGAAAGATTTATCTTCACTTTTGACTTCAGAGCCTTGGGTTGCAACTCATTTTATGATGGGCAAGCCAAATTATGAAATGTCATACAAAGCATCTTCTTGGGAAATCGATCCAGAATCAATTTCTAAAAATGGAGCATATATTCGTTTAAAGCCAGACAAGAGAACGAGAAGTTTTCTTAAAAATGGAAGCCTTAATAGGGCTACACCAGATAAAAATAAATATTATTTAAGTCGTGACGAACTTGTAAAATTTTTGACAACCGCATGGGTTCCTGCACCACCACCAGCAGATGCAGGTGGTATGCCTCCAGATGCAGGTATGGGAGGGATAACATGATATCGTTCAAAGAATGGTTGAAACAAAATGAAGTCGCAACAGCAGCAGCACCAGCTGCGGGTGGCGGAATGACATCGACTGGTGATGTGGCTGTTTATGCAAGACCTATTGGCATTGGAACAGTGACTAGAAAATCACCAAGTTTGATAACTGTTGATGATCTTGAGAAAAAAAAAAGAAAAAAAGTAAAATTTTAAAAATGTTTCCTAATCTGCCAGATGTTGTCATGGGAGACATAGGTTGGTTCTAATTGCTATTCTCATTTCCCTTTATTTTTTCTATAATATAACTCATAGAATAAGATTTAACTATTTTGGAGTTATCTCATGCATGATGTTTTGACAAATGTTTCAGAAAAAACAATTAAATGCTTGGACAAGGGTCATGTGACGATTCTTGATGTTATGCCAAGACTTGTTCCAGATGACAGGAAGACCGCAGATTATGCAATAGTTCAAGCTGCTAGAGTTTCTTATGGAGATGGAACTAAGACCATTAATGAAGATAGAGGATTGATTCGTTACCTGCTTCGTCAGAAGCACACAACCCCATTCGAAATGATTGAAATAAAATTCAATGTGAAAATGCCCATATTCATAGCCAGACAAATGGTAAGGCATAGAACCGCTAACATTAATGAATACAGTGGAAGATATTCAATGATGAAGGATGAATTTTATAAGCCAGAAATTGAAAATGTGAGGCAACAATCATCAGTAAATAAACAAGGAAGTGGCGAATCAATAAATGAAGTTGATGCTTCTAACTTCATTGAAAAAATAGATTTTATCTGCAATCAATCATATGAGGAATACGAAAAAGCAATTCAAAATGGTGTGGCTAGAGAACAAGCCAGAATGCTCCTACCAGTCAATTTGTATACAGAGTGGTATTGGAAAGTGGATCTGCATAATCTTTTGCATTTTTTAGCCTTGCGTTGCGATGCTCATGCCCAATGGGAGATTAGAGTGTTTGCAAATGCTATGCTAGAACTTATCAACCCTATTGTTCCTTGGGCTGTTGAAGCTTGGGAGGACTATCATGAGCATCGTGGAGCGATTAGATTGACCAAATTGGAAGTAGATGCAATGGTCTCATCCTTGGGAGGAATATCTGTGAATTCTTTAAAAACAGATAATAAAAGGGAACAGGAAGAGTGGAAAACTAAAGCTGCAATGCTTGGCTTGTCTGTTAAAAATATAGAAAAATAAATTGTGTAACTCAAATAATAGCAACATCTATTATTGGGCTGCACATATGAAGAATATTATAGAATCAATTAATTCTAGCAATTTAAAAATTGGAATCGTTGGAGATTCTATGTTGGACGAATATTTCAATGTAAATGTTCGAAAAATATCTCCAGAATTTCCAATTCCAGTAATGCATTCAGAGGAATGCATGCCAAGTGCAATTCTTCCGGGCGGAGCCGCTAATGTTGCATATCAGCTTAAAAATATAAATAAAAATACATTTCTATGTTCTTTCTTAGATGATTCTGCGAATGAAATTTTACAAAAAAATAAAATTGATACATCATTATCGGTGAGTATAAGTCCTTATTTGGTTCCAAGAAAAAAAAGATTTTATAGTTCGGATTTTCCGACATATCGTTGGGATGTCGAGAAAAATAATTATGGCATGAACAAAGATGAATTGCAGGAGGCTTCTGAAAATCTTTGCAAAAAAATCATGTCAAAAGATTTTGATGTTTTGATATTTTCTGATTACGACAAAGGATTATTCGCCAATTCAATTGTTTCTTCTTTGGCAGAAAAACATCCATGCTCCATAAGGATTGTTGATCCAAAAAAAGATATTACAAAGTGGAAAGGATGCACACTCATAAAACCAAATACACAAGAAGCTTGTGCGATTACCAATGAAAAAGAAAAGCCTAAGCAAATTGATTCAATAATAAAACAAACTAATTGTAAGTCTGTAATTATAACTTCGGAAGGAAGTGGGTTTTTTGGATTTAATGAAAATTACTTTGAATATAAGAATCCAAAATCAGACAAACAAGCCAATAGTGTTATTGGTGCAGGAGACTGTTTTATTGCATTTTTGGGATTATGCTTGGGCAACAACATACCACTTGAAGAAGCTGCTGAATTCGCATTTTCTATGGGTTTAATTTATGTCACAGAAAAACACAACAAGCCATTAGATATCGACACAATTAAAAAAACAGTTATTGGAAGTTCTTCCAAAATTGTTGATTACAAAAGATTTAAAAAAAGAGATTTTAAGTTGGTCGTTACAAATGGATGTTTTGATATTTTACATGCAGGGCATATAGAGAGTTTAGAATTTGCTAAAAAGCAAGGTGATAAACTTCTTGTTGCTGTCAATAGTGATGAGTCGGTTGGGAAGTTAAAGCCGGGTCGCCCTGTGAATAAAATTCAACATCGAATGCAAATGCTCGCTGCGTTAGAGTGTGTTGATTATGTCGCTTGTTTTGAAGAAGACACACCAATTGAAATTATCAAACATTTAAATCCAGAGGTTTTGGTAAAAGGTCATGATTATATTGACAAGGAAGTAGTTGGCAGAGATTATGCTGGAAAGGTTGTTTTTGCTCCATTTGTCGATGGATTGTCAACAACAAATATAATCGATTCAATTGTCAGAAAAATAATTTAATCACACAAACATTTGTTTTTACATTTGTCATTTTCGTGAGGACAATTGCATTTTTTTTCACACACACACATGCCACATGTTTTATGATCATGTTTAATTTGATTTTTGACACCAGAAAGTTGTGAATACATTACGAAAATACTTAGAAAAAAACCAAAAATCATACCAAACAAAACTCTAGTTAAACAACATTTTTTCATTTTATTCCTTTCTTCTATATATATGTTTATAAGGAGTAAATATGAATTCATTCAAAAATTGGTTGAAAATTACAGAAGAGGGCGATTTTGATGCACAACTTTCTGGAGCCATCCAAGGAAAATCAGCGATGCTTTCTGCAGACCCAAAGATTGGGAACAATCCAAGTGCAATTGCCGACAAGATCATAAAAGACACAGAAGTTAAAAATCTAATGTTAAAATCTAAAAATCCAGTAACACTTAATCCAGCAGCATTACAAAAAACAATTAAGACTCAATTGGATGCTGCTCAAAAAGATCAGGGTAAAGCTACAGCTGGAGTTCTAAAATAATAAATGAAAACTTTTCAGCAGTTTTTAAATGAGAAGATGTATGGCTTCAATTCTAGAGGGTCAAATTCTCCCACACAATTAATGTCTAAAAGTGTAAAGCCAGCAAAGCCAATTTTTAGTCTCTTTTCTCCTTTACACTTGAATAAAAAGAAAAAATAACTCCATTAGATCATGATAAGTTACACAGGTGAAAATCTAAGCGTTTTGATTTGTTGTTCGCATCTTTTGCATCATGATTGGATGACATTTCTTAGTTGGTATTCTTTCCAGCAAAATCTTCCAGATGCAAAAATTTCAATATTGTGTAATCGAAAAGATATGAAATTCAATTTATTTAATTGGACTAAGCGTCTTGGCGTTACATTTGAAATAACAAAGAATGATAATCCAATCTCTTGCTTGAACTATGCTCTTAAAAAATCTTATGTTAAATATCCCGTGCTTGTCATATCACCAGACATAATTTGCTTGCAAGAATTAGATGATGAAGAAAGCATTATCAGTTCAAAGCAAAATTATAAAAAAGAAAATTGTTATATTTTGTATAACGAAGTTGATGATATTGTAAAAAATGAAAATTTATTTGCTAATGTCAAAGAAAATAAATTTTCTAGATTTGTTTCATATTCTTCTGGGTGGGGGAACTTTAATACAGATTCATGGATAAATAAACTTGGGAATCCATTGAGTGTCTATTCCAAACATGACAATGTGATGCTTACTATTAATGAAAGACGATTTTCAAATATATGGAAAGATGCATGTAATGTTTTCCATAGTGTTTGTTGAGGAGAAAAAATGAAGCGATTTGATTATTATGATGACGAAGAGAATGAAGACGAATCAAACGAACCTCCAATTTCACCGCAAGAATATAAAGAATTGATTGCAGAAGATCAAGCTTTACAGCAAGAAGGTGTCGAACTTACATATTTGGCTTTGAATCAAAAGTTAATTGCTAAATCTATAAAAGTCTGTGAAAAATCTTTCTTTTGGAAGTTTTATAGTTTGCAAACTCAATTAAGCATGATCTCGAAGGTATATTTTCAGTTGCGAGATCTACAAGAAATTTAGGAATATATATCATGCCAACATATGCGTTCGAATGCAAGAAATGTACAAAAGTATGGGAAGAAGTAGCGGAATACGATAAAACTGGAAAATATTCAAAAGTTTCCTGCCCTAAATGTAAATCAAAATCCAAAAACAAATTATTGACTACTTGTCGTTTTAGTTTCACAAATCCAGTAGGAACAGATGTTTGGAATAGTGAATCAAAAGGGCATGATTATCGACATAATTTCAATGTTGATCGTCCCGGCGGTGTCCGAGACCAAAGAAAAAATGCAAAAGAAAATAGCCATATGGGATCAGAACCATATAGTCCAATAAATGATATTGATAGTGATTCTTCATGGGGCGAAATAAAATAATCATTTATATGTCTTTTTTAATTTTGTGAACTCACCTTATAATAATGCAGATCTAATTAACTAGATTTTTATTGGAGATTTAAATGGACGAACTTAAAAGATTCATAGGCAGATTCAATCAAAGCAAATTTAAAATTCTTAACGGAGAAATGTCATTTTCCGAATACATTGATCTGTGCTATCAGCAACCAAGACTTGTTCGTAATTCTTGGCAAATGATTTACGACATGATTATGGAAAAGGGTTGTCATGCCGTTGAAGAATACAGAAAGACATACAAACATTATAATTTTTTTGATAATCAGGAATGTCCAATCATTGGTCTGACACCAACTAAGGATTCTTTGGTTAAGTTCATCAAAGGTGCAGCTGGATATTTTGGTACTGAAAAAAGAATTCTTCTTTTGCACGGACCTGTAGGTAGCTCTAAATCTACAATCTGTAGATTGTTCAAGCGAGAATTGGAAAATTATTCCACAACCGATGCTGGTGCTTGGTATACTTTCAAATGGATAAATCTTCCGACTGGACAAGATGGAATTTATGTCAAAGAAGAAGACGAATGCCCAATGCATGAGCAGCCACTTAAGTTGCTTCCTCCAGAAATTCGTAAACCTATTATGGATGATTTGAATCGAGTTCTTTCTGAGTCTGTATCTGCAGAAGAGAGAAATGAACTATATGCATTGAAGTGCGAGGGAGAGCTTGATCCAAGATGCAAGTTCTTTATGAAAGAACTTTTGATTAGGTATGATGGAGATCTCGAAAAAGTTCTCGAAAAACATATTCGAGTAATTCGAAAAACATATAGCGAAGCAGATCGTGTTGGTATCGCCACATTCCAACCGAAAGATGAAAAAAATCAAGACTCTACAGAACTTACAGGTGATATTAATTTTAGTCGTATCAGCACCTTTGGTTCCGACTCTGACCCAAGAAGTTTTAATTTTGACGGAGAATTTTGTGTCGGAAACAGGGGAATTATAGAGTTTATAGAAGCTTTGAAGTTAGATCAAGCATTTTTATATGATCTCTTGGGAGCAAGCCAAGAGCAAAGTATTAAGCCGAAGAAGTTTGCACAAGTCTCTATTGATGAGGCAATATTTTGTCATACCAATAGCCCTGAATACGAAAGGCTTAGAAGCAATCAATATATGGAAGCGTTGCGTGACAGGACTGTAAAGATCGATGTTCCTTATACTCTTCGATGGGGCGAAGAACTTAAAATCTTGGAAAAAGATTATGGTGTAGATAGGGTCAAACAACATATCGCACCACACACACTTGAAGTTGCTGCTCTATGGGCAGTTTTAACCAGACTTCATGATGATAAGGATGGTAAAATTTCCTTAGTCGAAAAGGCAGAGCTTTATGACGGCAAACTTCTTTCTGGATGGACAGAAGAGCAAGTCAAAGAATTAAAGGATAGGTATCCTGATGAGGGTATGACCCGTGGTGTTTCAGTTCGTTATGTTCAAGATAAGCTTTCAAACTGCCTAGCCAATAATCATGACTATGTAAATATGTTCATGGTTCTAAATGAGCTTCGTGAAGGTTTAGAAGGAAGTTCTTTGTTGAACAATAAGGATGATGTTGGTCGATACATCACATGTATTGATTTAGTAGTTAAGAAGTTGACTGAAATTTTAAAAGCCGAAGTTCAGAAGGCTCTTGTTGGTGATGAAGATGCGATTATTCGCCTTTGTGCTAATTACATTGATAATATCATGGCGTATATCAACAAAAGTAAGATTAAAGATCCAATCACAGGGCAAGATAGAAAGCCTGATGAAAGATTGATGCGAGCCATTGAATCTAAGATCGACATACCAGAACCGGGTGCTGATGATTTCCGTAGGCAGATAGCTGCTTTTATTGGCGACCTTGCAATCAAGCACAAGCAATTTAGTTGGGATTCTAATCCAAAATTGAGAAAAGCTTTAGAAGCAAAGCTTTTTGAAGATGTAAAAGATACCATTAAGTTGTCCGCACTCAATGTTAGCGGAGCAACTGTGGTTGATAAGGATATTCAAGAAAAAATAGATGCGATTAAAACTCGCCTTATCAAACAGTATGGTTATAACGAAAGATCTGCAACTGATGTTCTAGATTTTGTTGGATCTATATTTGCAAGAGGCGATCTAGCCGAGGAATAATAGAACATGTGTCCACGCAGAATTGAAGAAGATCATAAAGACTTTATAGATGTTGTCTCAGGCAAACTTCGTAAAGCACTTAAAAAGTTTATCAAATCTGGACAGATAGTAAAATCTCGTGGCAAACGAGGTAAAATTTCTATCACAATTCCAAAAATTGATATTCCTCAAATTCTTTATGGTGATAACGGCAATGGCATCGGCAGAGGTAAAGGCAAGGATGGCGATGTTATTGATAAGGGCAAAAAAGGAAAAGGCAATGGAGCAACTCAGGATGAAGGTGAAGGAATCACCGTAAGTCTTGATTTGGAAACTGTATTGAAGTTCATGCAAGATGAACTGGAATTGCCAAATTTAAAGCCAAAAGTAAATGATACATTCGATGAAGTAAAAATCAAATATAATAATATATCTTTGGTTGGTCCCGAATCTTTGCGTCATAATAGAAGAACTTTTATCGAAGCTTTAAAAAGGCAATGTGCAGATGGAACTGCTAATAATTTTGAAATAGTTCCGGGTCTTAGCATGCCTATGAAGACAATCAAGCCAATTAAGCGTGACAAGCGTTATAGGCAATACAAAGAAGTTAAAGTTCCTTCTAGCAATGCTTTGATCATTTATGCCCGTGATGGATCTGGATCGATGGATCAAGCTAAATGTGAGATCGTATCAGATATGGCTTGGTGGATTGATGTTTGGATTAGACAATTTTATAAAAGAGTTGATCGACTTTTTGTGTGGCACGATTCTCTTGCCATGGAAGTAGATGAAGAAAAGTTTTATAACTACCGATATGGCGGAGGAACAACTTGTTCTTCTGCTTTGAAATTTATTCAAAAGCAATTTGAGAATAGATACCCTCCGCAAAAGTGGAACATTTATGTTTTTTACTTTACGGATGGAGATAATTGGGGCGATGATAATCAAGTATTTATCAACACATTAAAAGAATCATTTCCAGAAAAGGATATTAATTTAGTCGGGATCACACAAATTTTGCCTTATAACTATACCAATAGTGTTAAGTATCATGTCGATAAGGCATTGGAAACTGGAGAGCTTGATAAAAATAATATTCGTACCACCGAAATTAACTTTGGAAATGGAAATCCTAATGATCCGAATATGCGTGATGATGAAATTAGAAATAATCAAATTTTAGATGCAATTAAAAGTTTGATGGGTAATCAAAAATCAAAGTAAAATTTAAGGATTTATAAGATGTCTAATAAGTTCATGCATGGTTCTTCGCTTCTTATTGGCGACAACACAATTCCCGGAGTTCAGCTTCCAAAACAATTAAAAGAATATGCTCAAATAATTTTAAATGTTTGTAAAGATTGGGGTTTGGACTTTTATCCAACCGTAGTGCAACTTCTTACCTACGATGAAATCTCTGAAGTAGCAGCGTATGGTGGCTTTCCAGTACGATATCCACATTGGTCGTTTGGCATGCAATATGAAGAATTGCAGCGTGGATATGAAAATCAAATGCATAAAATATATGAAATGGTAATCAATACATCGCCATGTTACATCTATTGCTTAGATAGCAACACATTATTGGATCATCTGACTGTTATCGCTCACGCCACTGGTCATAATGA